TATGGGTTAAGCTCTTACAAAATCGTATGGAAACAGGCGAACCATACATCATGTTTGAAGATGCAATAGATGCAGAGCTACCAGATTTTCAAAAGAACAAAGGTTTAAAGGTAAACCATAGTAATCTTTGTTCAGAAATAACGTTAGCCACCAACGATGAAAGAACTGCAGTGTGTTGTCTTTCTAGTGTCAACCTAGAATATTATGACGATTGGAAAGACCGCCCTGCATTCATTCCAGATTTAATAAGAATGTTAGACAATGTTTTAACAGATTTTATTAACCGAGCTCCAGAACCTCTACGCAAAGCAAAATTTAGTGCTATGCGAGAAAGAAGTTTAGGATTAGGCGCAATGGGTTTTCATGCTTACTTACAGAAGAACAATATTCCTTTTGAAAGTGCACAAGCGACAGGCGCAAACCTAAGAATGTTCTCGCACATTAAAGAAGATGCTTCAATAACAACTAGAAAACTTGCAGTTGAAAAAGGCGCTTGTCCTGATGATGATACATGCACAGTAAGAAATGCACATCTTTTAGCGATAGCTCCTAATGCAAGTTCTAGTATTATATGCGGAAATACAAGTCCTAGTATAGAACCTTTCCGTGCTAATGCTTTTAACCAGAAAACAAAGTCTGGAAGTAACCTTATGAAAAATAAATTTTTAGAGGAAGTATTAAAATCATACAATAAAAATGATGATGAGACTTGGAAAAGCATAGTAACACAGAAAGGAAGTGTACAACATTTAGACTTTTTAAACGAGTGGGAAAGAAATGTATTTAAGACAGCAGTTGAAATAAATCAAGCATGGCTTATTGACCACGCTGCTCACAGACAAGAGTATATTTGTCAATCGCAAAGTTTAAATTTATTCTTTCCACCAGATGTTAATAAGTCAGACTTGCACAATGCACATATGTTAGCATGGGCAAGAAACTTAAAGACTCTCTATTATTTACGAAGCGAGGCTATATCTAGAGCAGATATAGTATCTGATCTAGTAAAAAGAGAAATTTTATTTGAGCAATCAGATTGTTTAGCGTGTGAGGGTTAGTATGGGTTTACTAACGGAAAGACATTATTATAAACCTTTTAACTATGACTGGGCTTTTCAAGCCTATAAGACGCAACAGCAAATGCATTGGATGCCTGATGAAGTAAATCTACATGATGATGTTAGAGATTACAGAGAGAAACTTCCAGTAGAAAGTAGACGACTTATAGATAATATATTTAGATTCTTTACTCAAGCTGATGTAGATGTAGCTAGTGGATATGCTACGCATTTTTTGCCTACATTCAAGCAACCAGAAATAAGAATGATGTTATCCGCTTTTGCAGGAATGGAAGCTGTACATATGGAAGCCTATGCCTTGTTACTTGATACTCTTGGCAAAGAAGAAGAAATTTACCAAGAATTTATGAAGATTCAAGAAATGGCTGATAAACATGAGTACTTAACTGACTTTAATATGGAAAGTCCTCATGAGATAGCTAAAACATTAGCTGTCTATAGTGGTTTCACAGAGGGAGTACAATTGTTTAGTAGTTTTGCAATACTATTAAATTTCCCTAGACATAACCTTATGAAAGGTATGGGACAAATTATAACTTGGAGTGTACGTGATGAGTCACTTCATGTAGACAGTATGTCAAGATTATTTAGGACTTTCATTCAAGAAAATCCTGAGATATGGAATGACAAACTGAAGTATGAAATCTATTGTGCTGCAGAAAGAGTAGTAGAGTTAGAAAATAACTTTATTGATACTTGCTTTGAAAAAGCTGAGATACCTGATTTAACTAAAGAAGATGTTAAAGAGTATATCAGATTTATAGCAGGTCGTAGACTACTTGGACTTGGTATGAAGAATATCTTTCATACAAAAGTTAATCCACTACCATGGATTGATTATCAATTAAACGCAGTTGAGCATACCAACTTTTTTGAAAACCGTGCTACCGAGTATGCGAAGGCTAGTACACAAGGAAATTGGCAGGATATATTCAAATGAGTGAAGAACAACAACCAACCCAAAGTCAAATGACAGCAACTGTAACTATTGATGGAGTAGTCCATAATATAGACAGTTTAAGCGAACAGCATAGAGTCGTTATGGGGCATGTACAAGTTGCTGACCAAGAAATAGCAAAATTACAAAATTTAATTGCTATTCTTACAACAGGCAGACAGGCTTACATTAACGAACTGGGTAAAGAATTAAACGGAACAGATCAAGAATTTACAGACGAAGCATCTGGTGATTAGTGAAAATCTTTATAGGATATGAAAGCGCACACCCAGAAATGTACGAAGTGTGCAAAGCTTCTATTGAAAGATTTAATACCTCACACCAGATCCAACCTCTAGTAAAAGAAGAACTAATAGAAGCAGGACATTACCGTAGACCCTATCAAGGCGAGTCTACTGAGTTTGCCTTTACCCGTTTTTTAGTACCTTTTCTATGTAACTATACAGGATATGCTCTCTTTTGTGATGGAGACTTTTTATGGAGGAGCGATCCACAGGAATTAACGCATTTTAAACAGAGTAAACATGATGTTCATGTCGTTAAACACCCTAACTTAGTTACTAAAAATAAAACTAAAATGGATGGCAAAATAAACAGACCTTATGAAAGAAAATACTGGTCTAGTTTAATGTATATAAATTGTGCGGGGGCAACCAGATTAACACCAACAAGTGTATCTGCAGCCCCAGCGGGTGATTTGCATGGTTTTTCATGGACAACCAAAGAAATAGGAAGTCTCCCCGCAAGTTTTAATGCTCTTGTAGGTTACTATAGTTTCCCTAACCCAAAAGCAGTTCATTTCACAGACGGAGGTCCATGGCTTGAAGGCTATGAAGATACTCCCTATGCGGATGAATGGAACAATATATGGAAGTTATTAAGACACTAATGGATCAATTCTACAACAAAAATATTATCTTAGTAGGCAATTCGGTAGAAATGTTAAACTATGAACACGGAAAATTTATTGATTCCCATGATGTAATTATTCGTATGGGTAGAGGGATTCCAAACCCCGACGGGTTAGAAGATAATATGAAAGCTATTGGTACTAGAACAGACGTATGGTGCACTGGATTCCTAAGAGAGAATATGATCAAAATGCCACATATTAAAACTGTTCCAATTATACTACTTAATAGAACACGAATGTATATGAAAACTCCCCGAGAGCCGTATTATTTAAAAGACTTTTATACAATGTTTACAGATAATCAAATTCTTGATATTTATGATGAGTTTAAATTTGTGGACACCAGATCAAGAAAAAATACTATTACAGAAAGTGTAAAGGCGGATCTACTTGGAATGAAAAATAAAACTGTACCTAATTATGGACGTCCGTCCAACGGTTTTATTACTTTACTTTGGTTAATACGAAAAGCGAATAATTGGAAAAGTTTAACCTTGATAGGATTTGATTTCTTTGCAAAATACTTTCCAGTTAATGTAGGTCGTGCAAAACCACAAAGTTGGCATTTACCTCACAATAAACATCATGAAACCCCGCATCGTGGAGATATAGAAAGAGAGTATGCTTTAGAGTTAAAGCAAAAAGGATTGATAAATTGGATTATTCTTTCTGATTTGAAGGAAGAAGTCTTAGAGTTTTAAGTACTTTTCCAGTGGTATTTAGTTGTCGGAAGGGTGTTGAGATTTTCGCGAACTTTATTGATATCCTCACCTAGAATATTGAACCAATCTGCAAATATATAATTCTTTGACATTTTACCCATCTGACGGGCTTCTTTGTACAGAGGTCGACAGGAATACCATTCTCTTATTCCATTAAAGAATATCCGCATTTTTCCAACACGACTGAGAACTTTCCAACCATTACCCTCAAAATCTTTACCATATTCAATTCTTAATAGCTCTCCTATAGGATCGGGCGGATAACCACTAAGTACATGAGTAAAGTCATGAATATCTGCAATAAACTTTCGAAAAGCTTCATCTAGTTTAGCATCTTCACTACGCGTAGGAACAAGATCACTCAACTTTCCATAATAGTATTTATTTACAAACTCAAAGTATTCGCTAGCCAAAGTATTCTCTGTATTTTTATACTGTGAAACATTAGTTATAATACTATCTCCTTTCAAATATCTTTTTCCAGTAGGTGACATAGACCAGACGATCATAGTTTTATCGAGTGAGGTTTTATTGAAGTGACGAATAAATATGGCTAGAAAGGCAGTATCGTAATTGCCTGGTTTCATCTGAATAGAAATTAGCTTTAGAATAAAAGCTAGACTTTTGAACATCTTAAAATAACCAAAAGAAAGTTATTAAGTAAAGTATTAAAATTACTAATCCTTCCATTATATTTTACCGAATAGATACCCAGCTTTAGTGACAGATTCAATCATTTTTCTCTGTCTCTCTGCTTTATCTAATAAATTATCACAGATAGCAGCTCCTCTCAGATTAAGAGGTATATTGTCTATCTGTTTTGCCCATAGATCCCAAGGCATTGCTAAGAAGTATAAAGTTGGTACGTTCCAATAAGGACTCCAAAGCATAGGCATACTTTTCA